GCGGGAGTTCCAACAGAGTGGGAGTTCCAACAGAGCGGGAGTTCCAACAGAGCGGGAGTTCCAACAGAGCGGGAGTTCCAACAGAGCGGGAGTTCCAATAGGGCGGAAGTTCCAATAGAGCGGGAGTTCCAACAGAACGATCACTCCAAACAGAAAAATTATTAATAAAATGCAAACATTGTATTGGAACAAACGAAACAAAAATATGGTAAGCTGAAAAATGTGTTGGAACAATCGGAACAAATGACTTGATTCTATATCAAAGTTCTGATAATATATTTTCACACTATTTAAGAAGCGAAATATACTAAGGGGGATTTTCAATATGAATAACAATGACGATGAAAAAGATAAAAGCAATAATTATGTTCATCGCCCTACGCCACCATATATGCCCCAAAATAACGGCGTAGATAATTCGAAATGGGTGCAAACAGTCTATATGACACCGTTAGCTGAGCCTAATACTTTAGAATCAGCTAAACAAACAGAAGCTTCAGTGAAAGAAGACAGCAGACAAGAACACTCATTAAATGAACATAGTTCGATAAGCAATACAGATAATAAGATAACTGAAATCCAAATGTTAGATACGAGTACTAATGATGATTACGCCTCATATGAATTCAATAATTATCTTGAGAATAATGATCACTTTCGCGCTGTCAATGCTATAATAGAAAGCGTTAATAAGGGTGAAAATATTTTTCGCCTACAACCTTCACAAATCCCAATACACTTATCAAAGCAGAAAATAAGAAATTCTCATATTAAAGAAATGACAGACATAATGAAGAGGTATAGTTTCTACAATTACCATGACGCTTTGCTTTTATGGGATAAGACATATTGGTCAATGTCGCTTGATGATTTCGCCAAATTCTGTAGGAAATACCTCCCTGAGGATTGGAGATACATAGAAGACAAGGACGCTAGTAGTATTTATAAGATGCTAATAGCAGACCAACCACAAATAGATGAACGTAACTTTGATGATTGCAAACACTTCATTACTTTTGAAGATGGGCAATACAATGTCCGTGATCAACATTTTCACTATGGATTTTCCCCTAAAATATATACTATAGGAAGCCTTCCTGTAAGATATATTGATTGTGCTAATTGGTTTAAGAATGAACCTCGCTATTTTACAGATTACTTAAATCTTGTTTCAAATGGTGACCCAAAGATGATAGAATATATCTATGAGCATATTGGTTATTGGATTTCAAATTTTATTTTGAAAAAGTGCGATATAATAGTTGGTGAAAAGGATAGTGGCAAATCAACGCTCGTTCATTTATTGACACACTTAGTTGGCAAACAATTCGTTTCTACCGTTCCTCTCAATGAATTGGGCGATAGATTTAAGCGCGCCGATATATATGGAAAAAAATTAAATGTAAATACTGATATTTCGGATATGAAACTTAATAATGATGGAATATTCAAAATGTTTACAGGAGGTGGGAGAGACGGAATAAGTGCAGAATTTAAATATAAAAACTCATTTACCTTCATAGCACGAGCGAAGTTGATTTTTTGTACTAATAATTTAAGCAGTGTCAATATCAAAAATATTAATACAGATGCTGTACGAGAACGAATAAATGTAATTAGATTTAATGGTTCAATACCTAAACAGAATTTAGATGAAAATATTGACCAGAAATATATCGCTGAAAAAGAAGGTATAATTTGGTTGGCACTTGGAGCATTGACTAGGTTATACGAGAATAATTTTCAATTCACTGAATATGAACAAGGTTTCAATACCAAAATGGAATTTGATAAAATAGCAAATCCAATATTAGGTAAATTACGTGAATTTATCAATAATTATTGTATTATAGATTATCGATCAGCTATATTGAAAGAGGATTTTATACAAGCCTTTAATGGTGTCATGAAACAAAACCTAAGCTCTATTAGCTTTACTAAAAACTATTTTGATATAATAAAAACAGAATATAAGATTGACAGTGTAAAAAAGAGGATAAATACTGATAATCCTCAGTCAGCGTTGTTGGGAATTGAATTACGAAAAGATTTATTCTATTAGTTTACTGCATTAATCAGTTGCAGAATTATGCAAGAGAATCTTATTTGAAAGCTGTAGTAACAGAATAAATAAGAGGGTTCAGTTCGATAGCCGATACTGGGCCTTTTTGTTATGGAAAAAACATGAAAAGGAGTCAAACTCGCATGCCTGATTTGAAATCAATCAATCCAACATATCCTAAAAGCAATGGGTTCATTACTGTATATATGCTGGATTTAGAAGATGAAACCGATTTGAGATTTTTTAAGGAACAGAACGAATTACAAATAAACATCATATCTAGGAATTATAAAAACAATAGTAAATTGGAGGTTGAAAACATGGTGAATAAAACAGTGTTAAGCGAACATCTGTTATATGAACCTATAGTCCATACCAAGGAACATGTAATTGGTGCAACTACATTTATTGTTTCATCTAGATTTACTGATGATAAGCCTTGTGATATTGTTTCTAAGATTGCTCGTCTGATTAAACATGATATTGATATATTATCAGTAAATTACAGTTAAGGGGTGTAGTCAGATGGATATGCAGAATAGAAAGCAAAAGAAGATTTATCTATATGCTCGTTTAAGTCATGAAGACTAACTACAAGGTGATTCGAATAGTATAATCAATCAACGATTAATCCTTGCTAAATATGCAGAAGAAAATAAATTTTTACCCTATGAGTTCATCTATGACGACGGATTTTCCGGGGCTAATTTTGAAAGACCTGCATTTGCTAAAATGATTAATGAAGTGGAAGCAGGAAATGTATCCATGGTGATTGTAAAAGATTTAAGTCGTTTTGGTCGTGGCTGGTTGGATGTAGGATTATATATGGATAGGCTATTTGTTGAGAAAGATGTACGCTTTATTGCTGTTCAGGATAATGTAGATACAGCGCATGGTGACAATGATTTTGTTCCAATTATGAACTACTTTAACGAATTTTATTTAAAGAATACGAGTAAGAAAATACGGGCAGTATTTCAAGCAAAAGGCAGATCAGGCCAACGCTTGGCTGCTATTCCACCATATGGGTATCGAAAAAATCCCGATAATTCAAAACAGCTTATTATAGACATAGAATCTGCCTCTGTGGTACAATATATATTTCAGCTTGCAGTTGGAGGTTATGGCCCTACCCAGATTGCACGAATAATAAATGCACAACATATCCTTAACCCCAGTGCATATAAGTATGAAAATGGTATAATGAATAAACCTCACCCATATAGAGATGCTTATTTTTGGAACATGACAACAATAAAGAAAATACTGGATGCGCCTGAATACATAGGGCACACTATCAATTTCAAAACATATTCTAAGTCGTATAAAGACAATAAGACCCGTGAAAATCCTCCTGAAAATCAGCTCGTTTTCAAAAATACCCATCCCGCTATTATTGATATTGGCACATGGGAAATCGTTCGGAAAATGCGTGAATCCAAACATCGCCCTACACGCTACGGAGTTTCTGGATTATTTTCAGGAGTGGTATTTTGTTCAGATTGTGGAAGTAAGTTATATTTCCATTACAGCAGGATAATTAATAAACGCCAAAATATCACTTTCCTTAAAGGCAGTTATTGGTGCTCTCATTATAGTAAAGATTATTTACGGGAGAATAATCAAGCCTGTACTGCTCATTACATAACCGAACTCTCTCTCGAGAGTCTTGTTATTTCAGAATTGAATGATATGTTGAGCTATGTTTCGCAGAATGAAAGTCAGTTTGCTAAACGTGTAATGGACAAAAGCACACAAGAACAGCAACAAATAATAATTAATAAAAAGAAAACTCTTGATAAAAACCAAAAACGTATAAACGAACTTGATATGCTTATTAAACGGATTTATGAAGACAACGTGATTGGCAGGATAAGCAACGAACGTTATGATATGATGTTGACCAGTTTTGAATCTGAACAGACTTCATTAAAAGAATTGGTTTATATGATGGAGAATGAAATAAGATCCTTAGAGTATGAAGCTGTTAATGTAGACAGATTTCTTAGCGCAGTTAGAAAATACACAAAGATAGAAAAGCTGACACCTACGATTGTTCACGAGTTTGTTGATCGGATTCTAGTTTTTGAACCTGAGCAAGCAAGAGGTAATCGACGACAAAAGGTTGAAATTGTTTATAAAAACGTTGGTAAAGTGGACTTTTAGCACATATCTATGGCGGGGAAAAAGAGCGTTGCCATATTTATTTGCTTCGCTCTTTTACTTCCCTATAGACACTGTGCTAATCCCCATGGAGTTATCTTCGATGAGTTGCACAGCCTCCCTGACCGCAAACTTTTCGACGTCATGATCAGGGGCAGCGGCGACGCCCGTGAGCAACCGCTGACATTTATTATAACAACTGCCGGTGTTGATCGCAACTCTATTTGTTTCGAAGTCCACCAAAAAGCTGCGGATATCCTCGAGGGCCGCAAGCACGATCCCCGTTTTTATCCCGTGATCTATGGGGCCGCCGACGATGATGACTGGACTGACCCGGAAGTCTGGAAAAAGGCCAATCCGTCGCTGGGTGTGACTGTTAAATTCGAGGCCATGCAAGATGCTTTCCTGGACGCAAAGGATAACCCGATAATTGAGAACAACTTCCGTCAGCTGCGCCTGAATCAGTGGGTAAAGCAGACTTTTAGGGCAATCAACATGGAGCGGTGGGACGAATGCGCGTATAACTTTGACATGGATCAATTGAAAAAGCGTCCCTGCTACGCCGGTCTTGATTTGAGTACAACTACTGACATCACGGCGTTTGTTCTTGTTTTCCCACCTGAATACAAAGAAGATAAGTACATTATTCTTCCGTTTTTCTGGATACCCGAGGAATCTTTGGAAACCAGCGTTCGGCGCGACCACGTTCGTTACGACCAGTGGTGGGCGCAGGGTTTTATCAACACCACAAAGGGCGATGTGATACATTATTCCTATGTCGAAAAAGTCATTGTCGATCTGGGTAAAAAGTATAACATAAAAGAAATAGCGTATGACCGCTGGGGCTCGGAATATCTGATCCAAAACCTGACGGACGCGGGCTTCAAAGTCGTCCGGTTCGGCCAGGGATTCAAAGAAATGAGCCCCGCGTCTAAGGAGTTTTTTCAGGCGATCATGGAAAAACGAATCGCTCACGCCGGAAATCCCGTACTCCGGTGGATGGCTGATAATCTGCGGGTGGACACTGACGCCGCCGGGAACGTCAAACCGGACAAGGAGAAGGCCACTGAGAAGATCGACGGCATTGTGGCGACGATCATGGGCCTGGGCCGCGCCGCGCTCAATGAAGAGAAGCCTAAGAAGCCGGGCCGGATAATGGTCTACGGCGAGGACGGCTGGCTATAACCCTGCCACATAGCCTTACGCGGCTATTTTGATCGTGTTTCTTCATATATATAGTGTTCTCACAGGCTTGTCACAAAAATAGGAATAGTGTGTCCGTCCGCTAATATACTGTAATGTCAATCACTCTGAAAAGGGCGGATATTCATATGAGCATATTTTCCCGTAAAAACACGAAATCGGATGAAAATACAAAAGCAAAAGAACCCCCGAAGAACTTCCTTTCAACCTCGAAATCTTTCTTTTTCGGCGGCTCAACCGCCGGTGTATATGTAAACGAGGACACCGCCTTGCGCACGGCGGCGGTTTATTCATGCGTCCGTGTGATTTCCGAAGCTATCGCCAGTTTGCCGCTGAATATCTACGAATACGACGGCGACGGGCGCAAGCTCGCGCCGAAACACGGACTATATAGGATTCTTCACTATGAACCCAACCCTGAAATGAACAGCTTTACTTTCCGTGAAACGATGATGAACCACCTTTTGTTGTACGGAAATAGTTATTCTCAGATTATACGCGATAATTCCGGACGCGTAAAGGCTTTGTATCCGCTTCTTCCGAACAAAGTCGATGTTAAGCGTGCTGAAAACGGCGAGTTGTATTATACATATTGGCGCAACGAAGACGAAAAACGGCGCGGGGATGCATCTGGAGCCGTCGTTATCCCAAAGGACTACGTTTTACATATCGCTGGTCTTTCATATGACGGACTGATCGGTTATTCGCCCATCGCGCTTGCCCGGAACGCCATCGGACTGGCCATCGCCACGGAAAACTACGGCGCGGAATTTTTCTCCAACAGCGCAAATCCCGGCGGGATCGTCGAAGCTACAGGTACGGTCGAGCCGGACGACATACGAAAGATATGGGAATCGATGTATAAAGGCAACGGTAAATCCCATAGATTGGCGGTTTTGGAAGGGATTATTAACGCGTATGAGGCGAAGACCGGCCTTTCCCGAGCGAAGATCAGCCATTTTATGGATACGGAGAAGTGTATGAACGCCAAAGAAGCAGTTAATCTGGGCTTTGCGGACGGGATACTGTATTCCGATGATTATTCTCACATGCGCAATTTATCCACCCGTTTCAATAACATTATGTCAGGGGGAGTCTATATGAGTACCGCACTGCAACTGCGTGAAAAACGCGCAAAGACATGGGAGAACGCAAAAACCTTTCACGACAGCAAACTCGGAGAGGACGGCGTACTGTCCGCCGAGGACGCTATAATCTACGACAAAATGGAGGCCGATGTGACCGCTATGGGCAGACAGATCGAGCGTCTGGAACGGCAGGAGGCTATTGACGGCGAGCTTGTCTGCCGCCTGATGCAATACGTATCGGTGACAGGTATGACAATATTATCCTTAGCGGGGTCGTACCCCAGCATGAAGCGGTCTATTTGCTGTGCAAATCAGTATGAGCCGAATTATGGCTTGAAACCGGCATTCTGCGAAATTGATAAAGCTGGGCACTACAAGCCCATAAATCGAATATTCGTTCGATTAATTTCGTTAACCATTTCGTATTAAGATTGATATGGGGGGATTTAAGAGATTGATATATAAAGAAATTTGTTAAATATTTAACAAAGATATGCGCCAATGACGCATAGGATAGCTATTCCCGCGAAACGCGTTATGATGGTAGCGGTAAGCGGTGAATGTCTGGTCAGGAGAAAGGAGATTTATGAGATGAAGTGGATGGAAACGAAACAGGGCGCTAAACAAGCCGCAGGTATGAACAGGGTACTTGGGAATAACGTGAGTGCGGATTCCGCACCGACGTTCGTCACCGACACATCCGCCAAAACGGGCGTTTCCTCTCGCGTCATTCACGAGGCGGGGTAATGCAATAAAAAAAGCGTGGGAGTGTCGAAACTTTCGTGTAATTGGTAACTCACGGTGAATAAAACAACCAAGTAAAGACAACAATTCAGGTACGCCGAAAAGGATAGGGCAACGCAGGGGTGCGACGCGAGCAGTCCGGCGCGCACATTACGGTTGAAGCGGAGCGTCTTTTTGGGGCGCTTTTGCTTTTGGTGTTTAGGTTTTAGAAGATAACCGGGTGTGCCCCTGCGATAAACCCAAACAAAAGCAG